CTACGTTTGCGCCTCAACCTGAGAAGGGGCAGACCCAGCAGGAGGAACTTGTTGTTGAGGCGCAAACGTAGCCTCTATAGCATCTTCAAGTGCTTGTCCCTTTTGGCGAGCCTTGATTACTGCTGCAATCTTGCGAACAACTTCAGAAGCATCTTGTCCTTGTGTTGCCATCTGAGGAATTGCTTGCGTGTAAGCGGTAAGCGAGCCTAGTAATGCAGCACGCATATCTTCAATTTCAATCTTCTCAAGTTCTTGAGTTACGTTAACTGTAAATGGAAGTTCACGCATAGCCATATCACGGCTAATGAGTTTCCCACCAAGTGCTTGTAGCATAAAGATAAGACCTTGTGCAGGGTTAAGACCAGCCAACATTCCATAACGAACATCAGCAGAGTAATCATTTTTAATATCTTTAGTTGGCTTGTAAACAATTTCATAAGGAGAACCAGAGTCAACACCACGAATGGTTTTTTCTTCTGGATAAATCTTTTCATCAACTTCAAAACAAATGCCAATAACATCACGAAGTGCAGCAGCAAAGATTGCTTGAGCAGACTTAACCTGTGTATCAAAGGCTCCCATAAGAGCCTGCACACCTTGTCCAGTAACAACAGATGCACTAATGTTTCCAGTACGAGATTCAGGGTAACGAGTACCAACTCGTAGTTCTTGATTTAATATTGTTTGTTCAGTAAATGCACCTTGTGGCAATGTAAGTTCTACACGGCGCACCCCAGCAGGGTTGGCTGTGCGGATAACCGCATCGCCACCAAGTTGTAGTTCTTGTACATCTTGAGGTAATACAATTGGAGCCTGTACAGATTTCTCTGCTGCTTCCATTGCAAGTAATGCAAAGCGGTTACGTAGTAATTGAATACCAAGTACGTCATCAAACTGTCCACGCAGTTCACCATCAACAGATGGCTTACGCGCAACAATTACCATCATCTTACCAAGTGGATTTGCTGCTTGAGATAAGATTAAGTTTTCTTTGGTAGGCAAGTAAATAACTGATTGTTCTTTATCGTAGTAACGAATCATCTCAATCTGATGATTTAAATCTTGCTTGTATCCTTCTTTACCAAGTAGTTCTCTTTCATACTCAGGAAATTGTGAAGTTAGTTCACCAAGAGTAAGCATATATCGTTTAGCAAATGCAACACAACGTCCATAGCGGTCAAACTCAGGGTAAGCACCTATTGGGTTTTCTATGCGTATGCGTGGCAGTTTTGCTTCTTCGTCAAATTCAATAATGAACGGGACGAAACCATATGTTATATACCAGTCTGCTCCTGAGTACATATGTACCGAAAGGTCAGAATGTTGAAAGTAATTAGAAGCAATACGAGTACGTTTGTCAGCAAAGGTACGAGCACGGTCAGAGACTTGATTGGCAGCAGAACAGTTAACAGCAGGGAGTGGAGCCATAACTTCAGATAAGTCACGAGCAACAATGTCAATAAAGTTTGCTACTACGTTAGCATCAACGCCCTCTGGAAAGAAGTTAGGATAAACTTGAGCAATCTTACCTTTACGGACAGCAAGAACATCTAAGTTGCGAGCATCACGCTCGTGATTACGATAGCGAAGAGAGGCTACTCGCGCAGCAATCTGTTCAATTGTTAATGCCATTTAATTCCTATCCGTAAGTTTCAGACCATTGAGAAGCAAATGCTTCATCTAGATTAAGTGATGTGCGCTGTGACATTTGAGCCTGTGTAGCCCAACGGTTTGTTTGCCATTTGGCTCCGCGAGATGATTGTTGCATTAGTTCGCGTATCTTAATAATAGCAAACCATAAAGCCATTACACAGTCTGTAGGATTTTTAGTGTCAGGCTTCCAAGTTATAAGTTGTTGAACTAAAGTCTTAAGACCTTCAGAACCTTCATTGCTTGGTAGTTGTATTATATTGTTATCTTGGAATCTTCCATCTCTGACAGTGCCAAAAAGACTTGCCATAGATGCCACGCCAAAACCAACATCCCACTTATTCTTACCAGTGAAATGAGAATTGAGCGTAGTTCCATATGAGGCTAACCAGTTTCTTAATTCATCATCTAGGGCGTAAGCCTTTTGATGGGCGTTGATTTCAATTCTTAACTCTTGCGGTTTATACTTTATGACCCATTCTTCAATCAGGTCACGAATTCTTTGAGGAGTAGTGTCAGTCATATTGACACAATCCAAAACATATATCTTGCTATCGGTTCTGTTGTAAGAAACTACAACTGCTCCTGTGGCTCCTGCCATCGCGGGGTCAAGCCCAATAACTGTGTATGTAGACTCAGTATGCTTTGGATGACCAGGGGTTCCTGCTTTGAGCGGTCCACGCTTTCGCATTCCATTAACGCTACCTGCAACAACTGTTGGCGAAAAGATGGAGTCTTCGGTAACATCTTCTTGTTGGTAGACCATTGCCCAAACAGAGGGAGCGACTTCAGACCTTCTAGTAAAGAGCGAGGGTCCGTCCCACTTTGGGTAGAGTCCTTGCTCGTCTGGCTCATCTCGTTCACTTTCGGCTCTGTCAGTCTTAGCCCATAAGGTTTTCCAGTTGTTAGGCTTCTCATCAAATTCTAATACGGCTGGTTGACTGAAGTAAGTGAATGGGGATTTGCCACCCGTCCACTGCCCACCATCTCGTATCATTTTGTATAAATCTATGGGAGCGACACGGGTTCCTACTATAAGCAGTTTTCCGTGCCGTCCCAGACGTGTGATAACTTCCTTCTGAAGCCATTCAATTTGCTTCTCCCACTCGTGGGCATTTGAGTTCATCACAACATCGTCTAGGATAATCAGGTCGGCGCGTGCGCCATAAATCTGTGACCCGAATCCTAATGCTTGTACCGTAGGGTCTTTCTCGCCACTATCGCGCCCAGCACCTAGGTAAATCATATCTGCTGACCAAGTAGGTGAATCGGCTTTGTAGCCACCATTTGGTCCAAAAGTCATTTGGAGTTTAATCCAGTTAGGATGACTCATTCTTGTCTTGATTGCTGATAAGAATTTACGAGCCATACCTTGGGTTTTAGAAACTATAATAATTCGCACATTGGGATTTGTGGCTATGCGGTAAGTCACATAGTTGATTGTGATAACCGTAGACTTAGCGTGTTCAGGAGGTACGTTGATAAGTACCCGATTGAGAGCACCCTGTTCAAAAGTCATAGAGGGATGAAGCCAGCGAGGCTGACGTTCCTCAATTAGGTCAACCCAGTCCTTGTGATGGTCAAAGAGTTTGGTATCTAGGAATTGCTCAGAAAAATCTTCAAATGAGATATCCTTGATATTGCTTAGGTCTACCCTTACACCTTGTCCAACAAGTCGGGCTTTGTCAGCCTTATCTTTGAAGTCAGGGTCTATGTGTGACCATTGCCTAAAGTTGGTGTCAGACCTGCCTACGGCAGCCATAGCCGCTGTAATAGTTGCACCTTGTTCAAGTAATACTAAAACTTCCCCTTGGGCTTGCGCCTTAGAAACGTTCTGTTTTCCAGCCTTACGACCCATTAAGTTATCCCCTTAAAACAGTCTTATAACGGTGCCTATAAAAGGGCAGTCCTCTCCCATATTTATATTATATGTATATATATTATATATTATATATAAAGGAGCCTGACGGAATTAAAGGGAGGAAGGCTCCCTGCTTTTAGATATTAAATTATTTATCTATACATATAAGATAACCTGTTCAAACAGGTGAAAACGAACACTTTGTAGAGATATATTTATTTATATGTCTTATTTGTCCTATTATGTATATATATTACCCCCCTTATATTATATAACAGAAATTCTTAGGGTGTTAATAAGGGGGGTAGGGGGGGAGGTCATTAACACATATGGGGTCAAATCGTTTGGCTGGGTTAGTTATCTATTACCCTTAACCTTTACCTTACGGTTAGGGTTACTTGTGAGTAGTAATTAAATAATAATTAATAAATAAATGAGAGATTTTGAGCAGGGCACGGGATTACAATCCCTTAACAGGCGGGCGGCTATCCCCCTGACGCTTTCGCGTAGGTTTCTAGCCCCCCCCGTTATATCTTCAAATTAAAATAGAACTTATAGAATTAATCCTTAAATTGTAAACAGTCTACAACTTACAAGGTTCCGCGAGTGTGACATAAATCACACCCTTTACCCTTGCGTTATGTCTTACGGCGTGAGAGTATTCTCTTAATCGGGGAATTACCCCGCGAAGAACAGGAGAAACAGAAAATGAAACTAGAAACCAAAAGCGAGAACCTCTCACTTATCACGCAAGCGCTAGAACAGGCTCACGAGATAATCCGCCAAGAAACAGGCTCACCCCGCGCCGTGATTGTAATCGGGCGCTCTTCAAAAGTTCACGGGCATTTCACATTTGCGAAAGTTTGGAACAATGGCGGCGAAGAATTTCACGAGATATTTTTAGCCGCGTCTTCTTTCGATAGGGGCGCACGTGCCACTCTTGGAACGCTAGTTCACGAGGTGGCACACTCCCTTAATTATCAAAACGGGATTAGAGACGTATCGGGCGACCAATATCACAACAAGGACTTTAAACGTACGGCTGAGGCTCTAGGGCTTGAAATCGGGCAAATTAAGGGCAAAGGGTGGACAGATACACAAGTTCCCGATTCTTGCGTGAGCAGATGGCAAGCCGCCTATGATTTGATAGAAGAAGCCCTGAAACTTACGGCGCGAGCAGATACAACAGGCAAGAAAGCGCGAAATAAGAATTTGAAGAGTCTATCGTGCGACTGCGGGCAGAAGATAAGAATCTCCGCGAAGAGTCTCGAAATTGCCCGCCCGTACTGCCAAGCCTGCGAGAGTTCATTTCACTAGATAGGCAGCCCCGCCCGCCTAGGGCGTACGGTCTCAAAGACCGAGCGGGGCACGGTGTGACAGACATCACAGCGCAAACGCTAGACAAGCGGGGGCGAGTGTGGGAAAATCAGACCAAAGCAAGAAACCGAGCGGGAATCGTTCCCGTTAGGTCTTAAGACAGGAGAAACAGAAAATGAACCAGAGAGACGCGATTCACTACATCGCAACAAGGCAAGAGTTCCAAGACTCCGCCCTATCGGGACGCTCCGAGCGATTCACACCGCAGAGCGGAAGGCTAGACCCAGAAGAGCAGGCAGTACTGGCAAAGTGGGCAGGCGGCATTGGTGGGTTGTACGTGGTCTATTCATACGGGACACCGATTGCGTGGCACAGTTTAGAGGGCTGGTATGTCGTAAGAATA